GTAATGGCTAGCCCGATACCGGAACCAACTAAATTAAAGATACTAAAGGGGATCCGACCGGCACGCATCAACCAAAACGAGCCGGAACCACGGGCGGCTTCTGCCACCATGCCGGCGGGGTGGGGTGCTAACATGACCGGGCCTGCTAAAACGTTTTGGAAGCGCAATGCTCAGACGTTGGTTGACCTGGGGTTGCTTACCGAGATTGACCTTAACGCTTTCTATGCTCTGTGCGAAATATGGGCTGATTTGAAGCATGTAAGGGGGTTGGTTAGGAAATGCGGTATGGTTTACACAACCAAGAACGCACAAGGTGAAACCATGCACAAGATGCGCCCAGAAGTGCGGTTGCTGATTGACATGGAGAAACAGCTGAAGGTTTACCTTGAGTTATTTGGAATGGCACCGGCACCGAGAGGACGGATATCAGCAAATCCGGTAGGCGGGCTGGATGATGCGGACCTTGACTAATGTTCGATAAAGCTGTCGCTGCTAAAGCTTGCGAGTTCTTCCCCAAGTTCCTAACCCACATCAAGGGTGAATGGGCGGGCCAGCGGTTTGAATTATTGCCGTGGCAGACGGAGTTGGTGAGTAAGTTATTCGGTACTCTTAAACCAGATGGCAGAAGGCAGTACAATTTTGTTTATTGTGAGATTCCAAAAAAACAGGGTAAATCAGAATTAGCGGCGGGTATTGCTATCAAGTTGACATTTGCTGATAGCGAGCCGGGAGCCGAGGTGTTCAGTGCTGCTGCTGATACCGACCAGGCGCGGATTGTATTTGACGTTGCGGCGCAGATGGTGGCGAACGACAAACGGCTTGCTTCGAAGTGCAAGATTATATCTTCAACAAAAAGGATAGTCCACAACAACGGTTCCTTTTACCGGGTGCTGTCTGCGGAGGCACCGACCAAGCACGGTTTTAATATTCACGGTGTTATTTTTGACGAGCTCCATACTCAGCCCAACCGTGATTTATACGATGTGCTGACTCAGGGCGCGGGGGATGCGCGGAGACAGCCGGTGTTCTTTTTCATTACTACTGCGGGATACGATAGGCAAAGTATTTGTTGGGAAGTTCACGAATACGCTCGACAGGTTAAAGAGGGCATTATTAAAGACCCAACATTTTTACCGATATTGTATGGCGCTGATATTGATGAGGATTGGACAAATGAAGAGGTTTGGAAGAAATGCAATCCTTCACTTGGAATAACAGTTCAAATTGACAAGGTGAAGGACGCCTGCCAGAAAGCGCAAGACTCACCGGCTCTGGAGAATAGCTTCAGGCGGTTGAGACTTAATCAATGGGTAAAGCAAGAGACACGCTATATTCCCATGAACGCCTGGACGGAATGTAGTGAGCCGTTTGAGCCTTCTTTGCTTCAGGGTAAACCTTGCTACGCTGGGCTGGACTTGGCGTCGAGTGTTGATATCGCTGCCTTTGTTTTGGTGTTCAATGTTGATGATTTGTATTATGCACTTTGCACATTCTGGATTCCAGGTGATAACATCGAGGCGCGAGTGAAGAGGGATAAGGTGCCCTATGACGAATGGGTGCGGCAGGGGTTTGTCAAGGCGACGCCGGGGAACGTGATTGACTACGATACCATCGAAGCTGATATAGAAGAGCTCAGTAAGATTTATGAAATACAGCAGGTAGCTTTTGACCGGTGGGGGGCAGTGCAGATTTCACAACATCTGATTGACAAGGGATTCACTATGGCTGATTTCGGCCAAGGCTATAAATCGATGTCGCCGCCCACCAAGGAATTGCTCAAGGTGGTGCTTGGCCGGACGCTGCGGCATGGGGGGCATCCGACCTTAACATGGATGGCTGATAATGTTGTCGTTGGAACCGACGCGGCTGAGAACGTCAAGCCGTTGAAGGATAAGAGCACCGAACGGATAGACGGCGTTGTCGCGCTGATAATGGCGCTGGACGGGGCTACCAGAAGCGAGGGGCCGTCGGTGTATCAAACAAGGGGGGTAATATCATTTTGAAATATCTAAAGGTTAAGTTTAAGAAGCTTGAATATTTCAGTTTAGGCATTCATACAAAAAGAGAAAAAGGCGGGTGTGGGAATTGCACCTATCTTTTTAATGATGACTATTATATCAGCTTCAATTTGGTGAAGCTTTCTTTAGTAATAGCCTGGGATTGCAAGGCTTACAGAAAGGCCGATTTGATAAAATATAGTAAAAGGTACTTGACAAAGACGGGGGGAACCGATAAGGTATAGATGCTATGCAGGCAAAATCAATAACAATTAATAGCCTCGCCTCCTCGGGAGAAATCCCAAAGCCCTGCATGGCTGGAGGTGGGGCTTATTCCATTGGAGGGTATTATGAAAGCACATAGATTAGCTAGGTATTTCCCCATACTGGAAGGGGAGGAGTTTGCTCTGCTTGTCAAGGACATTGAAGAGCATGGGCAGCTTGAACCTATTGTCATGGTACAAGGGGAAATCCTTGACGGCGTGAATCGATATCGGGCTTGTGAGCAATTAGGTATTGATTCTATCGTGGAGGAATATCGGGGAGCTGACCCGCTGAGCTATGTTATCTCTCTGAACATTCGGCGTCGGCACATGGATACAAGTCAACGGGCTATGCTTGCTACAGAAATGTTGCCAGAGTTTGAAAAAAGTATAGCCGAAGGGAAGGAAGAGCGGAAAGATTCTTCGGGACAATTTACTCCATTACGGTCTAAAGACCGAAGTGGATATGATAGAGAAAAAGAATCCGCAAGGGGGAAGGCAGCAAAAGAGTTTGGTGTTTCTGGGCCAACTATTCAAAGAGCTAAAAGGATTAAAGAGGCGGCTCCTGAAAAAGTAGACGCTATAATTAGGGGCGAAGAAAAAGTAACGACGGTTGATGCTGAAATACGCAAAGCAAAAGGGGCAGAGCTGGCAGCCAAGGATAAGGACAGGGCAGATGAAAAGGAAAGGCACCTGCGTCCAGAGTGGGTTAAAAGATATCTTGAAGCAAACAAGGTATATAAGAACGAACTGCGGCGGGCTATTAATTGCAAGCAGGCGGGCGTGTATGCGCCGGAAGATATGCAATTCGTAATTAACAGGCATGAAGAAACAATAGAACTATTTAGAGATTTGGAGGAATAGGATGAGAAAACAGGCGATTGATGACTTGGAATTTTTGGATGAACACCTCTTTGAGTGTCGGCCAAAACCATTAATTGTTGGCAAGGATTGTGTTGTTTTTTGGTGTCCGGGGCAAGACAGAGATTATGATTCTTTCATTATTTTTGCTCTAGATGACGGAAAAGCAATAGTAAACGATGTAGACGAACTTGAATATTTAGACTGGGAAGATTTAGAAATTAGGAGAAAAAAATGAGTGCAAAAATGGACAGACTGGGAATCGGTGCGGATATATTGGTATTGATGAATAAGAACGATGATTTGCCTTTACCGAATATCCATATTTTGTCAAAGCGGATGATGGCTTATTTCAAGCAAGAGGGCATGGTAGATGACCTAAAGGAAATGGGTTACAAGTGGGTGCCGACCGAGGATTATTGGCGTCGGCATATTCGGGAGATAGCCTCCTTGTTGGCAACAGACAGGAAAAGACCATTTTGCTATTACAGGAAGTGGGGCGAGTTCAGTGGCTTGTGGAAGTTTTGCACGAAGAAAGAATATGAGGATACTCTATATCGAGAGTATGCAGATGTTTCTACAAGGACAGATAGCTACAATGAGCGGCTTGAAGAAGTTGAAACCAAGTGGCAATTTGAGATTCCACATATTGCTGATGTGCCACTGTTAGCTAACTAGCTTGACATAAATGTAGAAATATATATAATCTATAGTATCCTGGAGTACCGGCATACACCGGCCCGATCTACATCGACAGCTTCCGCACCATATCCCCAGAAAGATCAGAGTAAAATTCTATCCCTGCAATATGTGGGCAGCGAGCCCAACTTACCCATCGCAAAGATTCCTGTACTCTAGTGTATGTCTATTTCAATATCTGTTGTTTTC